AAAAAAGTTAAGACATCGCTGCCCATATAGTGGCCCTTATAGCCACACTCATCATAAAAATCATTAATTGATATACCATGCATCAAAACCTCCATCACAGCTTCTCGCCTAGTAACCTCATTTTCCCATGCTTCAAGTAAAGACATGACACTTCTCCCTTTAGTTTTTATAAGCGTTGATACGCCGCCTTGCTAACTCCATCAAACAGTAATGGATCTCATCCATATACTGCCCTGCCTTTGGATTATCCGGTAAAGCCTTTAAAGCCTGCCGACAATCGAACATAATATACTTTAAAGATTCAATATCTAAACCTTTATACCTTTCCATCGTCTGTGTATGCCATTTACCTGTACCATCACCATAATCATTCATAGTAATTCTCCCATGCTGTCCCATTCTTCTTTAGTAATCCCGGATATAATAAACTCTCTTTCATTCTCATTTAATCTAGGCATTGCATCTTGAATAAGCATTCCAGATCTCCAAGCATTTATTTCTTCAGCAGTTACGTCTAATTCTAAAGACCTTTCGATGGTGCTTAGCATAGAAACTTTAGTGATTATCATTTTAATATTCTCCTATTAAATAACTATAGTGTACTTCTGATACGTGATTAGCATCTTTCCATTTAGGGGACTTGGTAGCTAAGAAACTACACCAGCTATCCCATAAATTATCTGTGCCATATTCGTGGCAGATCTGTATATAATTTCTAATCTTTTTATTATTAGATTCAAGACCCTTAATACTCTTAGGATTCTTAGCCAATGCAAAGTCTTTGGCATCCAAATTGTACATTTTTATATTATGACTGTCCATACAGCCTACTAAACCTGCTGTTAACTGGCACATAAACCCTGCTTTAGCAACACCAAGGCCATCGACCCTTAAAAATATACGCATTAAGCTCATCGATTTGCTTGCATCTGTCTTATTACTGTTAATTATTGCCATCATTTGTCCATACATCATGGCTTTATTGGCCTGAAGATATTGATATGTCTTTTTCTTTCCGCCCCATAGGGATTTAGCGAGAGCTTTATTAGTTCTGACATCTTTTAATTGCTTGCCTATATTAAACCAAGGTTGACGGATACTTAATACTGTCATCAAAGCGACATCTGCCATATTATTAGCAGATTGCTGTGCATATTTCTGAACTTGTATCGCATGAGTGTTGTACATAGTGACCTCCAAATGGTCGTTGTTTTCGTTGACGCTTTACAAATTGCCAGAGGTCTTGCTGGCTTGTCAAGTCCTTTCCCTGAGCATTATGCGGTTGTGAAAGATGTGCATGATGCTCAGGTACATGTGATTATTATCATTTAACTTGCATAATTATGCCGTCTTTCATGAGGACGCTGGCAAAAAACTCACGACCTATATGAGTTATATGAGGCCGATTAGCCCCAACCAACAAGCCATTAAGTTTATATTCTTCGCCGAAAAGACTTGTCTCAATGTAAACAAGAGGCTTACCAATGTTCTCTTTTAATTCTTTCTTACTCTTATATTTAAATATTAACATTATTCACACTCCATTTTTAAACACATCATTTCAACTTGCTCTTCGAAATCTAGATTATATTCCTCTATAATCTGATTCAGAGGCACATTATTATTTAAATCTTCGACCGCATATATTATTTTATCCATGACATATAGCACTCAAAAGGCCCCGAAGGGCCATGAATATTTATTTCGCCTGAAGTATATTTAATATTGCATCAAGCTTGCTGTCTAAAGTAGTTACTTTAGTTTCGAGTTCTAATACTCTAGCATCGAGGTCTTTAGCTACGCTATTCTTCTGCACAACCTTGACCGCTTTCACAGGCTTGGAAGTTCTTTGAATATACGCCTCAATTTCTGGCTGCACTTTATTTTTACTGCCCTTCGGACGACCTGCTTTCTTTGGAGCCTCTTGAGCCGTAGGCTTTTGATCTTTGATCTTTATTAGCGCCATAATTTCCGAAGGAACTGTCGCAGCGGCAAACGCTACTTGTACATCCCCATGAGTCATTCTAGATTCTAGGACTGTGCCAAAATAATGGCCTATCGCACCTCGCATTCTCTTATAGAGAACATAGGACGCAGCTTGATCAAGGTCGTGTAATTTCGCGATAATATTCGTGTAATGAGCACACACACCGTTGAATTGCTTGGATGATGCCAGCTTGTTGGTGTCGATGTTAGCGAATGTATTCATGTCGTGTTTTCCTGTGTTGTTTGGTCGAGGGCCGGATGCCGTTGACGTTTCAAACATTGGCACGGATGGCTTTCGGCTGTCAACAGCTTTCTGCTGCGGGATTTTAACGCACAGTCCGAAGGACCACGCGAAAACAGGCGAAGAAAGCCTGCATGACGTCGCACATATGATGTGCATGATGTGTGCTGCGATGGCAGAAATGGATATGGCTGTCAACAATTATTTTTTTACGTAGTAACTCCTCGCACATGCACACCCAGGTATGCGTTGGCAAACTTTTGGCGGCCTGTCAAACATTTATTTTTTAATCGTAGATTAAGTCTTGTGTGCGAATATTATGCGGCTTATGCGAGGCAGAAATGGCGATAATAAATATATTTATATAATCTAAGAGATTATATAGTTTTGAGAGGGGGAAATGTTTGTAAGTTCTTGAAAATGCTGGAGTCCTTCGGAGAATTTCTTAGCGTGATTGATCTTTCATATCTTAATAGAACTTGTAAACCTTATAGAACTCTCTAGAGAGTTATATAAATCTCTGGAGCCTCCTCTAGATATAACTTCTTTGAAGTTCTCTGGAGAATTGCTAAGAATTCTAGAGAATTCTTAAAGGCTCTGGGGAGGGGCAGGAGGCCATGCCAGTACCCCCCTATATATATACATGCTTATACATTTCTAAGGACTCTAGAGTGTCAACCTGCGGGGGGTTAAAGAGGCCCACTAACCGAACAAGAAGCTATATATACCCTATAGGATGTTGTTCGGTTAAGGGTTAAAGAGGCTCACTAACCGGACAAGAAGCTATAAGAACTCTATAGGATACTGTCCGGTTAAGGGATTTTTCGGCGGAACTTTAAAGACCTCTAAAAACACAGAAACTGGGCGGGGCTTTAAAGGTGATTCTTCTACTAGCTGCTTGACGGCCCCGGCGGGTCACTACGTCAGTATACAGTTGCGAAGAAGATTTGTCAAGCAATAATTAGGTTGACAACCAGCTTCTCTGACACTATAATGGGAGTATGAAAAAAGAACTAACTATAAAGCAACAAACATTCCTAGAAAAACTTCTAGAAGCAGGAGGTGATCCAAAGACAGCAGCAGAGTTGGCCGGTTACTCTGGAGGCCATTATCAGCTAATTAAATCTCTAAAGACAGAGATCTTAGATCTAGCAGAAGGTATCTTAGCTCAGTCAGCGCCTCAAGCTGCACTGAAGCTCGTTCAGGTCATGAATTCTGATACCCCTATGCCACAAGCCAGTATGCGTATTCAGGCTGCACAGACCATCCTAGACCGTGTAGGGCTTGGTAAAACAGAGAGGCTCGATGTAACCCATAAGTCTGAAGGGGGTTTATTTATTTTACCAGCTAAGCAGGAGGTCATCTTAGATGGAGACTACGAAGAAGCGTAGAGGCCCTACAATCCCTTTTGGCTATAAATTAGATAAAGATAATAATAAAATACTTGTTTCTATTCCGCTTGAAATTGAAGCCTTAGAAGAAATAATAGCCCTCGTAAAAGAAAAAGTATTAAGCCTGCGTGAAGGTTCCTTGTGGCTAGAGCATAAAACAGGTCGTAAAATAAGTCATCAAGGACTAAAGAAGATAATAACTAAACATGAATGATTGGGAAGAAAGACCAGAAGATTATCTTCAGGACAATGAAGGCAAGTTCATTTTAAAGAAAGATGGCACCCCTAAGAAAAAAACAGGGCGTCCTAAAGGCTCTAAAGGCAAAGGTTATAATTATCATAGTGAAACAAAGGCCCGTTTAAAAACTAATAAAATAATAAGAGATAAGCAAAAGAAAATAAAATCTACGCAAAGTAAATTAAGTGCGTACCAAGAATCTCTAAAAAACACAAAGACTACTTTAAGTAAAATAAAGAATAGTGGATCTAAAGTAATAACGACAGATGAAATAGATAATGCACCAAAGAGTTTAAAGGCAGAAATAAAAGAAAATGTTATCTTTAAGGCCAACGAAGGCCCACAGGAAGATTTCCTAGCAGCAGGCGAGACAGACGTTCTGTACGGTGGAGCGGCTGGAGGTGGTAAAAGCTATGCAA